CCTTGGGAGAAGTAACTAGAAGGGTACAGCTGAGAGCCATTGGCCACAGCCGATCACGATAACATCGGGTGGCGGCATGGCGTTGAACTTGTAGCAGAGGTCTGGGCGCGGAGGAACGTTTCCAAGGTCGTTCGACCCCCAATGAGCGCAGTTGAGGCAACAGGGCCAGATCATCGCTCGTATCAACGACCGCTGTTGATCTTCCCCAAAAGCCTTCGTGTCGCCCTCCCAAAGCTTAATACTCATATCCGTTGATCTCCGGGTGTTTTTTGTTCACCCACACGCGGATGCGCTTGGGGATGGCCAGGTACTCGATCTTCGTCATCGCCTCGAGGATTGTCTCCGGTGGGTCTCCGCCAACGGTTGCACGTTGTCTCCACCAGTCACGAGCCTTCTTCCTGGCGAACCCTTCATGCTCGAGGCACACCCACTCTTCGAACATACGTAGTCCACAGAAGTAGCTAACCTTGATGGAATCGGGGCGCCCGGGCTTCCTGTGCTTGTGGTAGACGATCCTATCAACTTTGAACGTCTCCAGCTTGGGCATTCCATCAGCGATGAGTTCATCCGTCGAGGCCCCGTGTTGGATCTTCACCTCGCGTGGGAACTCGATACCGCAGTTGATACAAAACCTAGCGCTGGAATGATTGTACGTTCCGCACTTCTCGCAGACCTTAACCGGTGCATGACCCTTGCCCTTGCCCTTTTTTCGGGGCATCACCGGGTCGTTGATCGGTCCGAGGCGGCGTGTGTTCCCGGCGAAGTCTAGTACGAGGCAACTCTGCTTCGGCCCGGCGCCTTGGGCCTGCATCCGTCCGGCTTGGTTAGAGAGGTCGAAGCCGGGACCGTAGACCGGACGTGTGCCTCGTCCAATCATCTGAACCCAAAGACTTGGTGACTGTGTCGGACGGAGCATAACAATGCAGTCCAGCTCCGGAAAATCGAATCCCGTTGTCAGAATCCCATTGTTGACCATCGCCCGAACCTTGCCCGACTTGAAATCGGCAATGGCTTGGTCGCGCTCCTTATCCGCCATCCTACTGTGGACAACGGCTGAAGAGACTCCAAGAGACTCAAGCATGTCCCGGACATGGATCGCGTGGTCCACACCGGAGGCGAAAACCAGCCAATGATTACGATCGTGGGCGACGTTGATGGCTTCGGTCAGCGCGGCGTAGGTGACTTCATCCTTATCTACCGCGGCCTGAAGTTCCTTGAGGACATATTCGCCAGCTTGCGTTCGAACACCTTCGACCGAAAGTTCACTCCCGGTTCGTTTGGGGATGACAGGACAAAGATAACCTTCGCTGATCAGCCAGTTGAAGGATTCCAGACCCGTCATGTCGAAACAGATGTCGGTGAAGAGACCACCTTCCTCTGTCAGTAGTCCTTGACCCAAGCGGTAGTGCGTCGCTGTGAATCCGACGACGCGAATGTTCGGGTTCACCACCTTGAGGGCGTTGATGAACTTCTGGTAGCGTGTATTCTCTTTTGGAGAGACAAGATGAGCTTCGTCGATGAAGATAAGATCGATACGCCCGAACTGTTTGGCGCAATTGACGATCGAATCAATTCCCGCGAAGGTAATCGGGAACATCGTGTCTTTGCGTCCAAGTCCCGCGGAGAAGACTCCAGCTGGGGCCGACGGCCAAAGACGAAGAAGCGTCTTGTAGTTCTGTTCGATGAGTTCTTTGACGTGCGTCAGCTTAATGAACCGTTGGTTTGGATATAGCTGATACGCTCGTTTGATAAACTCACAGATAACAAGACTCTTGCCGGTCCCTGTCGGGAGGGCGACGAGTGGGTTACCCTGACCACCGTCGTTGAAGTAGTTGAAGATCGAATCGACGGCGGCGTGCTGATAATCCCGTAGGATCATCTTAGATTTTTGGGTTCCACCGATAATTGGGGCACCCTGCGAGTTGATCGGACTTCGAGAGTATATGGTTGTCTCGAACACAGGACCACGATCCCCCGTTACCGGGTTGAGAGGAGATGCAGGTCCTACAGTTACGGTGGGGTACACCATTTGAGTGACATTGTACCTTGAAATCACAAAACTTACAAGTGAACCACCCCGGGGAGGAGTTGATTTTTGGAGGCGGTTCAGGAGTATTGATGATCATGCCTCCGCGCTCGACGTACCGGTCGAACGTCTCCTGATCGAACGGAATCATTTCCCCGTACAGATCGTCGTCGTTCTTGTTGACCGCGAGGTAGAGGCCCATCGCAAGCTTGTAGCCGCCCATGTAGATTTGCATCTGGACGTAGTGCTCGAGCTTCGCGGAACGCATCCCCTCTTTTTGAAGCTTGGAGAAGGATTTGTCCCCGTGGGTCTTGAACTCGCAGAGAACCGGTTGCTCGGGGGAATCGGGGATTCCCACCGCAACGGAGTCCAGCGACCCGCCGAAGTGACCTTCGTGGAAGGCGACGCGAAACTGGTTCCCGGCTTCGTCGTGTTGCCACACCTGACAGCCGATCATTTTCAGGAGAGCAACAAAACGGGGTTCCTCGAGGTGTCCGCGGTTGAACAAGCGAACGATCCGTCCAGGGTGCTTGACATTCGTCGTCCAATGGAAGTTATACCAGAGCTGTCGAGCACACTCCTTCCCGATCATGGACGCGCCAAGGTGCGAGCGGAAACCGTCTTCCTCGTCCTGGCGGTAAGCGTCCGCCGCGTGGGGGATCAATTCCTTGAGGTACTTCCTGTAGAGGTTACCTTGATCCTTTTCGAGGGCCGCGTTTATCGCGCTGACAGTTTTGCTTGCCAGTACCGGACCCGTTGCGACGAACATTAATGACTCCTGAAAGAGTTGTCCGTCTTACGGGCAGCCAACTCGAGAAAGGATGTGAGGAAGAGGGCCTTACCCTTGGCAGGGTTCCAACATTCGTCGATCAGAGGAGCTGGATCGAACTTGTCGAACCACGGTGTCGTCCATTCGATATGGCCACACTCAACCAACTGCTGAAGCTCCGACTTCAAAACTCGCTCGTCGGCAACGTGCACTTCGTCTGGAAGAACGAGAGGAAGGTTGTACTTGAACGCGATGACAGCCCATACCCGCGCCTCAAGTGCGACGTATTCCTCCATCATCTTGTTACGTTTGATCGGACGGACGAGGTCTTGGACGTAAGCCTCAGTCGCATCGTGCATGAGACCGGCAAAAGCCAGATCCTCCGGAAGAAGTTTCGCGACCCGAACCGAATGCTGGGCGACGCTGTAGAACTCCTTCGTGTGGCCACCGAAGCGGCACTGCATCGAAAGAGAATGGGCTATATCCCCGATCCGAACATCGGAGGCGCACAAGTTGAATGGATCTACACGGCGTCCTGATGAAGTTAACATAGAGCCGAGGGCCGGAGTTGAACCGGCGACCGATCGCTTACAAGGCGAGTGCTCTGCCAACTGAGCTACCCCGGCAGACTACAGCCCTTTTTGACTGGAAGGGCGTAACCAGCTAGCAGGCTACTTCCGCGGCTGTGCCCACGGGGGAGCCCCGGTCGGCGCCGGAGGCGTGGGCGGGGCGGGCGGTGCGGTCTGCGCCGGCGGTGCCGCCTGCTGAGGGGGCTGGGCCGGAGGCGTCCACCCACCCGGAGCGGGAGGGACCGGAGCCGGCGGGGTGTACGGGATCCACTGCCCGTTCGTCAGCTGGTGACCGTTGACGATGTCACCCTCCTTGTAGGAAGGAGTCGGCGGAGCGACCGGAGCGGGAGTGGCGGGCGGTGTGGGCTGACCCCACCCGGCCGGAGCACCCTGAGCCACCGGAGGGGCGAACCCCTGCGGAGCGGTGCCGAATCCCTGCGGAACGCCGGCGGGCTGAACGTTCTCGACAGGCTTGTAGCCCTTGATCTCGTTCGAGGCGTCGTAGTTCTTCCCATCGTTGCCCGGGCCGGCGGCACGAACCGTGACCTTGGCCATCATGGGAAGACCGTGGAGCTGCGCCGAGTCCTGGACCTGCATCACGCCGGTGGCGTGGCAGATGGCGGACAATGTCTTCTGGGCGATTTCCACCGTGACAAGGTTCTCGTTCTGGAGGTTCAGCCGGTCCCAGAGCTTGCGACCGGCGAACTGACCGTCGATGATCTGCTCGGTGAGGACCAGCATGGCCCCCTTACCGGACGAGGTCGGCTTGAGCTCCGACTCGACGATCTTGACGTTGTACCACCCGGCCGGAACGGGATCGAGTGCTGCAGCTGGCTCGACGGTATTGGCGTCGAAGTTGAGGGTTGCCATCGTGTCACACTCCCATGATCTTGTTGAACAGCTGGTTGAGGTCGGGTGGCTCCACCGGATTCAAGGAACCCGACCGGTCCTTGGCGGTGTATTGCAGGTCTGGCTGCGTCTGCAGGAAGCGGTACAGCTCCCCGGACGGAAGCTTCCCGATTCCGAGGCGGAACACTTCGTCGAAGAAGTACGGAAGGGACGGTCCGAGCTTGGTGCCCGGCATGGATGGACCGTACTTGACGATACCGGTCATCTCGTCCTTGGTCGGTTCCATCTTCGCGCTCATGTAGACGTTCTTCCCGGAGATGTCTCGGAAAGCCCGGATGACCATCGTCATCTTCTCGATCATCTCCCCGTACGCCTGGCGAGGGTCCTTGACCTGACTCTTGGCGTTGGAGAGGACCACTTCGGCGATCTCGGAGATGGAGTCGAGGCAAAGGGACTGGAACTGACCCGCTTCCTTCGACGTTGTCGCCCAGACGTGGGCCTCCTGTAGGTCTTCGATCGTCCTGATCTCGATGACCGGGAGGTTCCACTTGCGGAGGGACAGGAGCCCCGCCTCAGCGGAGAGGATGACCGGTGCCGGCGCCGTCGCACAAAGTGTGGTCTTGCCCACACCCGCTTCGGAGTAGCACAGTGCCTTCACTCCGTGGAGGGCACCAGCTTGCGCCGTTGTGGTGAACTTCAGCGGCATGCGATCTCCTTTCGGAGAATCTTCTTCGAGATGCGCTTCTTCTTGAGCTTGGCCTTGTTCGCTGCCTTAACACCAGCCTGGAACGCGGCCAACCGGGCCAACTCGGCGTCGTGGTCCTTGTAGACCTGGCGACGCCGGTTAACGGCATGACGCTGCTTCGAACCTCGAGCCCACATGGTTAATTCTCCGCTGTTGCAAGGAGTTCGCGTGTGTCCTGTCGGACCTTACGTCTCTCCTCGATGGTGAGTGGGGCCATCTCCTTGATCCAGGCCTCGTCGACGGGAATCTTTCTCTCGT